CTATGGTTGGTGTACTTACAGATCAAGGTGTTGAGCATCATTTCCCATTTGACCATGCTGATGTACCTAGTCAAGCTGACTACCATGAGCGTGTGCAGTGGTATCTTGACCAAGCTACAGTTCTAATCTGTCACAACGTGGCATATGATTTGCTATGGCTATGGGAATCTGGCTTTAAATATGATGGTGCAGTGTTTGATACTATGCTTGCTGAGTATGTATTGCAGCGTGGTGTTAAAGAACCACTGTCGCTTGAGGCTTGTGCAGAACGCTACGAGTGTGACACAAAGAAACAGGATACCTTGAAGGAGTATTTCAAGAAGGGCTACAGTACACGAGACATACCATACAACGAGTTGTGTGAGTATCTATCTGCTGACCTTCATGCTACACAGCAGCTTGCAGATAAGTTGTGGTATCGTCTTAATACAGAGAAGGACACAGGATTACTGTCTACTGTCCGACTTACAAACAGAGTAGCTAAATGTCTAACTAAGATATATCAGACAGGCTTTGCTGTTGACTTGACTAAGCTAGAGGAAGTGCGTGAGGAGTTTGAGCAAGAGAAACAACAGCTTACCAGTGACTTACAGGCTCATGTACGTAAGGTAATGGGTGATACACCTATCAATCTTAACAGCCCAGAGCAATTATCTTGGGTCATCTATGGTCGTAAGGTTTTCGATAAGAATGATTGGGCATCTATGGTTGACCCTTACATGCCAGACGATGAGTTCAGACAGATGGTTGCTACACGTACACAAAGATTATATAGGACTAATGCAGTCCAGTGTTCCACGTGTAACGGTAGTGGCTACATACGCAAGACCAAGAAGAATGGTGATCCATTCGCAAAGCCTAGCAAGTGTCCTACTTGTGACACTGCTGGCTTCTTGTTCAATCCCACGGATGTTCAGGCTGGCTTTAAGTTCAAGCCACCTACAGCTAAGTGGGCTAGTGCCAACGGCTTTACCACAAGCAAGGGCAACCTTGAGTTGCTTGAGGCAGGTGCTAAGTCTAAAGGTATGGATGATGCAGTTGACTTCTTAAATAAGGTACGAAGACTATCTGCTATTGATACCTACCTGTCATCGTTTGTTGATGGCATCAAGACGTACACCAAACAAGATGGTATGCTACACGTTAGCCTACTACAGCATCGTACAGCTACAGGTAGACTGTCAGGTGCTAACCCAAACATGCAGAACATGCCACGTGGCGGCACGTTTCCTGTAAAGAAAGTATTTGTGTCACGATGGGATGGCGGTAAGATACTTGAGGCTGACTTTGCGCAGCTAGAGTTTCGCGCTGCCGCATATTTATCACAAGACGAGGTTGCAATTGAAGAAGTATCTACTGGATTTGATGTACACGCATACACCGCTAAAGTTATTAGTGATGCTGGTCAGCCTACGAGTAGACAGGATGCAAAGGCGCATACGTTTGCTCCACTCTACGGCGCAACAGGATATGGCAGAACGAAAGCAGAAGCAGCATACTACGAACACTTCAACAGCAAGTACAAGGGAGTCGCAGCTTGGCATTCCCGACTGGCTAAAGAGGCTGTAACTACCTCTAAAATAGTGGCACCTTCAGGACGTGAGTATTCATTCCCTGATGTTGAAAGACGTGCTAGTGGTAGAGTGTCACACTTTACTCAGATAAAGAATTATCCTGTGCAGGGATTTGCTACAGGTGACATTGTACCGCTGTCTTTATTGCACATAGAAGAACTTCTGCAGGATAAAAAATCTTGCATAGTAAACACTGTACACGACAGTATAGTTATTGATGTGCATCCTGAAGAAGAAGATAAAGTAATCAAGGTTATAGAGGAGACTAATAATGTATTGACTGAACTAATTAACACACGTTGGAATATAAACTTTAATGTTCCTCTACTATTAGAGTCAAAAATAGGCCCGAATTGGCTTGACACTAAAGACGTGGCGTGATATAACTATGGCTCATTCGCAGAAAACAAAGGAGAAATGTATGACACAATTAATGACAATCGACACTAACAATTACGCAGCTATGGCAAAGGCTATGGGTACGTCAAATGAGACTACAGGCTCTTCTAAGTCTAGTCAGTTGGCTAGGCTACGCATTCACCACTCACCTATTATGGGTACTGCAGAAGTTAACGGCAAGAATGTTAACGTAGAAGTAATTGAGGGTGGAGCATACAAGCTAGAGATTCCAGATGGCCCGACTTACTACGCTTCTGGTATTAAAATGCGTCCATTCCTACAACGCTTCATGTACAAGCGATATGTTATGGGTGATGCTAAGACACCTAATCGTTTCATCAAGAGTTTGATGACGGATGACAGCAAGATGGAATCTGATCTGAAAGATAATGATGGCGGCTTTAACTGTGGTAAACCTGCTGGTTACATCAAAGACTTTAAAGCATTGCCTGAGAAGATGCAGGACTTGATTAAGCAGATCAAACGTGTACGTGTTGTACAGGGGATTGTCGAGTTGGTTAATCCTACCGATGATAAGGGAGAGAAAGTAGATGTTGAACCTACACCTTTTATTTGGGAGATTGATAACCGTGATGCTTTCAAGGAGATTGGAAACAGCTTTGCTTCATTGGCTAAGATGCAGCGGTTGCCACCTCAACACATCATCTCTGCTAATACAGCAGAGCGTAAGATACCAACTGGCGCATCTTACTACGTGCCTGTGGCATCCCTTGATGTATCCAATACTATTGATCTGACCCAAGAAGATCAGGTTTTGTTTGGTGACTTCATGGCTTGGATTGATAACTACAACAGTTACATCATCAACCAGTGGGCAGAGAAAGCTAACTCACGTATGGAAGATGACGACATTGACGTAGTTGATGGCCTTGTGGACATTGAGTTAGATGATGAGGATGCAGCATAATGAACCATCCTGCTGAACTAGCATTACATCAGTACATGGAGAATGCTGTCAAAGGCGACAGCACTATCTCTGAGGACACCATTCAGCAAGTAGCTAATGATGTTGCTGATGCAATGCGCAGACAGTTTGGTAGTGGTAAAAAGAGGGGCGATTTCAGAATACGTATGTCTAATGTGGGTCGTCCCACTTGCCAACTCTGGTACGAAAAGAATAAGCCAGAGGCGGCACTACCATTTCCAAATACTTTTATGATGAACATGATGCTTGGAGACATCGTTGAAGCTGTCTTCAAGGGAGTGCTTAAAGAAGCGGGAGTGACGTATGAAGACAGTGAAAAGGTTAGCCTTGACTGCGGGGATACTACTATTAATGGGTCATATGATATTGTCATTAACGATGCTGTCGATGATATTAAATCAGCTTCCGACTGGTCATATAGAAACAAATTTGAATCCTACGATACCCTTGCCAGTGGTGATGGTTTCGGATACATAGGGCAGTTAGCTGGCTATGCAAAGGCATCTGGCAAGAAAGTCGGTGGTTGGTGGGTAGTGAACAAAGCTAACGGTGCATTTAAATACGTACCCGCTACAGGTCTTGACCTTAATGAAGAGGTTAAGAAGATTGAGGATACAGTAAAGGAGAATAAATTTGAAAAGTGTTTTCAACCAATACCAGAAAAGTTTAGAGGAAAAGAGACAGGCAATAAAGTACTTAATCCTAGTTGCAAGTTTTGCTCTTATCGGTTTGATTGTTGGAGTGATTTGACGGAAAGGGCAGCGGTAAAATCGCAAGCTAAAAACCCGCCTATCACTTCATACATTGGAGATGTCATTGCTGCATAAAGCAAGACGAATGGCAATCAAACATGGGTATCGTAGTGGGCTGGAACATAACATTTCGATTTATCTTGATACACACAAGGTTAAATATGACTACGAGTGTATTAAAATTGAATGGGAAGACCTAGCCTACCGTACCTACACACCTGACTTTGTTTTAGCTAATGGAATTATAATCGAAACAAAGGGCAGGTTCATGGCAGCAGATAGACGCAAGCATATAGCCATAAAAAAACAACATCCCAAACTTGATATTCGGTTTGTGTTTACAAATAGTAAAGCTAAATTAAGTAAAGGGGCTAAGTCATCGTATGCGGATTGGTGTATTAAGCATGGGTTTAGATACTATGATCGCATCATTCCAGAAGATTGGCTAAAAGAAAAGGGTAAGAATATACACCCGAAGTTTATAAAGTTTAGTGGCACTAAAGTAAAAAGGAGATAGGTTATGGATATAGAACACTTAAAGAAACAAATAGAAGATGAAGACTTTGTTATACGCATCAGACCTTTTGCAGATGATGATGGTAAATGGAGTGGTGAAGTAGACATATCTATAATGGCATTTCCAGAAAATCCATTAGATGATGATGACTACGGGCAGCTTATGCATTTTTCTAAAATGATGTGTGCCTCTGTACCTGTCATGGAAGAGGTGCCAGAACTTCGTAATATCGTACACGAATATGTATTAAATGTTATTGACAACGAGATGGATATTACTGTAGAACTAGAAGAAGAAATGGGTGTGGAGAAAACCTACGATGGCAACGTAATACACCTTAACTTTAACACAAAGACAGGAGGTTCAGCATGAGTAGACACGAGGATTACATGAAGATAATGAGGGAAAAAGAGCAAGCAGGTAAGGAAGCCTATAGTGGTAATGTACTTGATATGGTCAACAGTCCACCACACTACAATCAAACAGGCATTGAGTGTATCCACGCTATCTCTGCTGCCACTGACAAGGGATTCAAGTATTATCTACAGGGCAATATTATGAAGTATCTCTGGCGTTTCGATTACAAGGATAAGCCTATAGAAGATTTGCAGAAAGCTAAATGGTATTTAGATAAATTGATTGAAGAGGTGATGGCTGATGGCGAGAGTTAAAATGTTCATTACCATAGACGTAGATGAAGAAGAGTATCCTATTCCTGCTGATGGGCAGGTAGGTGAAGAGATAGAAGATGGAATACGTGAGTACTTTTACGATGTAGACGGTGCTGACATTAGAACAATTAGAACTATAATGGAGTGATAAAATGATAAGCAACCAATTACCAACAGACTACCAAAACTTTATTGCTCTTTCCCGATACGCACGATGGAAAGAGGATGAACAACGAAGGGAAACATGGAGTGAAACTGTATCAAGATATTTTAATTACATGGCTAGCCACTTGTCTAGCAATCACGGCTATAAGCTTCCTGATTCACTGAGGGGTGAACTAGAAGAGGCTGTACTTAGTCAAGCTATCATGCCTAGCATGAGGGCATTGATGACATCAGGGCCAGCACTAGACCGCTGCCACGTAGGTGGATACAACTGCTCATACGTACCTGTGGATAGCCCACGTGCATTTGATGAGACTATGTACATCCTAATGTGTGGCACAGGTGTAGGCTTCTCTGTGGAGCGTCATTGCATTGAGAAACTACCTATTGTGAATGAAGACTTTCATCACACAGACACAGTAATCAAGGTGGGTGATTCACGTCCGGGTTGGGCTAAGTCACTGAAAGAACTGATTGCTATGTTATACACTGGACAGATTCCCAAGTGGGATGTGTCTGAAGTACGTGCAGCAGGTGAACGCCTCAAGACATTTGGCGGTAGGGCATCAGGCCCACAGCCTCTAGTTGAGTTGTTTGAGTTTGTTGTACAGAAGTTTAAGGGTGCGGCAGGACGTAGGCTCTACCCAATTGAGTGTCACGACATCATGTGTAAGATTGGTGAAGTGGTAGTCGTAGGTGGTGTACGCCGTAGTGCATTGATTTCATTGTCTAATCTCAATGATGACCAGATGGCACACGCCAAGTCAGGTCAGTGGTGGGAGAATGAAGGACAACGTGCGTTGGCTAATAACTCTGTAGCCTACAAGACTAAGCCTGAGATGGGTACATTCATGCGTGAGTGGTTGTCTCTGTACGACAGTAAGTCGGGTGAGCGTGGTATCTTCAACAGGCAGTCAGCTATCAAGCAAGCTGCTAAGAATGGTAGACGTGAGACTGACCATGACTTCGGGTGTAATCCTTGCAGTGAGATAATCTTACGCCCATACCAGTTTTGTAATCTGTCAGAGGTAGTTGTACGTGAGAGTGACACAGTAGATACACTCAAGGAAAAGGTACGCCTAGCTACTATTCTGGGTACGTTCCAAGCTACGTTGACTAACTTCAAGTACTTGCGTAATGTATGGAAGAAGAATACAGAGGAAGAACGCTTGCTTGGTGTGTCACTAACAGGTATCATGGACAACAAGCTGACATCTACAACAGGCAATACGCTTGAGGTGATGCTAGAAGTCTTGCGCGATACTGCAGTGCAGACTAATGCAGCTATGGCGAAGCAGCTTAAAATACCGCAGTCTACTGCAGTTACGTGTGTAAAGCCTAGCGGTACTGTATCGCAGCTTACTGATGCAGCGTCAGGTATCCACGCACGGCATAACCCATTCTACATTCGTACTGTTCGTGGTGATAACAAAGACCCACTGACACAGTTCCTTATGTCACAGGGTATACCAGCAGAGCCTGATGTAATGAAGCCAGACAGCACAACAGTATTCAGCTTCCCTATGAAGTCACCATCTGGTGCAATCACTAGGACACAGATGAATGCTATTGAGCAGCTTGAGTTATGGCTTACCTATCAGCGTCATTGGTGCGAACATAAGCCTAGCGTAACAATTTCAGTGAAAGAAAACGAATGGATGGCTGTAGGTGCTTGGGTGTATGAGCATTTTGATGAGGTATCTGGTATCAGCTTCCTGCCATTCAGTGAACATACATATCAGCAAGCACCTTATCAGGATACAGATGAAGAAAACTACAAAGAG